CGCGGACACCATCTTCGGGGATTTCGTTGTTGATACTACAACAACTCCAGGCATTGCAGTCGTTCGCTTAAATCAAAACGCAGATTTAGATTACGGTCTTATTACCGACAATGTTTTTGAGTACAACTCAATCGATTACGGGAGCATCTGATGGCAGCAAGAGTCAAACTGAGGAGAGGCACTTCCACTCAACATAATACCTTTACTGGCGCTGAAGCGGAGATTACCGTAGACACTACAAACAATACGATAAGAGTGCATGATGGTTCGACTGCTGGTGGTCACGAATTGTTAAAGAACACTCTAGCAAACATTAAAGAAGGTGCCATTCTCGATGGTGGAACATATACCTAAATAGGGTGGGATTAGGAGATAAAAATGGCAACAATTTTACAACTTAGAAGAGGGACTACTGTTCAGCACTCAACCTTTACGGGTGCTGTCGGTGAAGTCACAGTAGATACAACAAAAGATACAGTTGTTGTCCATGATGGAACTACTGCTGGTGGTGTTCCCTTGGCAAAAGAATCTGCAATTTCAGGGTTTATCGATTTAACTGATATTTCAGTAACTGATTCTGGTGGCGATGGTTCGCTTTCATATAATAACACAACTGGCGTAATTACATACACAGGTCCAAGTGCTAGTGATGTTCGCGCTCACTTCAGCGCTGGAACTGGTGTTACTATTACCAGCGGTCAAATTGCTATTGGTCAGGCAGTTGGAACTGGATCAAATGTTACATTTAATGATGTCACAGTAAGCGGCAATCTAACTGTTTCCGGAACTACCACTACAGTAAACACTGAAACAATCAATCTTGCTGATAACATTATTACTTTAAATAGTAATGAAGCTGGCACCCCAAGTCAGAATGCGGGTATCGAAGTTGAACGTGGTACTTCTACTAACGTGGCCCTTCAATGGAATGAAACTAGTGATGTCTGGGAATACACAGTAGACGGCACCAACTATATTCCAGTTGTTGGTACTACTGCAACGCAAACTCTTACAAACAAGACACTTACTAGTCCAACACTAACGACACCAGCATTAGGTACTCCTGCTTCTGGTGTTCTAACCAATGCAACTGGTCTTCCAATTGCCACTGGTGTTTCTGGTCTTGGTACTGGAGTTGCAACTTTCCTCGGAACTCCATCTTCTGCTAATCTTCTTGCCGCAGTTACCGACGAAACAGGCACTGGTGCACTGGTATTTGCTAATACTCCAACCCTAGTAACACCAAATATCGGTGCAGCAACAGGTACGTCACTTACAACTACTGGCGGTGGTGTTTTAACTCGTGCAGCATCCACACAAGATGGTATAGAACTTCGCGGTCGTGCAGGTGGTACTGGAAACTGGGAAGCAATTCTAACGCCAACTACCTTATCCGCAGATAGAACATTCACTTTCCCAGATGTTTCTGGCACTGTCGTTACAACTGGTGATACTGGATCAGTTACCAATACTATGTTGGCAGGTTCTATTGCTAATGCTAAACTTGCAAACAGTGCAATCACTCTTGCGGGCACATCTGTATCTCTAGGTGGTGCATTCACGGCAACTAATATACTTGATGCGATTAAAACAGTAGATGGTGCTGGATCTGGTCTAGATGCTGATCTTCTAGACGGTAACTCAAGTGCATATTTCCGCATCAATGTTTACAACGCAGCAGGGACGCTATTGAATTAATATGACAACGGTGATTCAATTAAAAAGAAGCGAAACTTCGGGTGCGATTCCTACTGCAGGACAAATTGCAGTTGGAGAACTTGCAGTAAACTTAGCAGACGGAACACTATATTCTAAAAAAACCGACGGAAGTATTATTGAAGTGGGCGGATATAATCCGGATTTCTTTACTATCCCAGGAACAATCGATCTGGGCGATCTCGCAGGGATAGATCCTACAGTGTATGACATGGGTGCATTATAAATAGTCCCAAAGAGGACAAGATATGGCAATTTCTTCAAGACAAGGTTTAATAGATTACTGTTTGCGCAGACTTGGGTTTCCAGTAATCGAAATTAATGTGGACGATGATCAAGTAGAAGATCGTATCGATGACGCATTACAGTATTTCCAAGAGTATCACTTTGACGGTGTCGAGAGACTCTATCTCACACACAAAGTTACTACGGCAGAATTAAAATTCTCAGGATTATCCTCACCCTCGTTCGAAAACAACGAGATGCTGGTTGGTAATACTTCGGGCGCAACATGTACCTTATATACATTATCCGGAACTACTGCGAGAATAACAAACGTAAAAGGTGTGTTCACAACAGGTGAAACTGTTACTGGTTCCACATCAGGTTTCAGCAGAGCACTCGCAGCAACTGGTTTCTATACTCCAGGAGACATTCAAAACGGGTATCTTCCCCTTCCAGATTCGGTAATCGGTGTTATCCGTGTTCTACCAGTCAATGGTCCAAGTTCTGGTATGAACAATCGCAACAACATGTTCGATCTTATCTATCAATTCCGCTTAAATGACATGTATAATCTGCTGTCTGCTGACATGGTTTATTACACGCAAGTCCAACAGCATCTATCAATGCTCGACATGCTTCTAGTCGGCGATCGTTCATTTAAATACAATCGTAAGATGGACAAGATGTATATTGATATGAATTGGGAAGAAGTATTAAATCCTGACGATTTTATTGTCGTTGAATGTTATCGCATCCTAGATCCAACAACTTACACACAAGTCTATGATGACATGTTCCTGAAGCGTTATTCGACTGCATTGATCAAACGTCAATGGGGCGAGAACATGAAGAAGTTTGGTGGGATTCAACTTCCTGGGGGCGTAATTCTAAATGGCAGAGAGATCTACGAAGAAGCAGTCGAAGAAATCACGACAATCGAAAACGAAATGCAATTGAAGTCAGAGTTGCCAATAGACTTCATGGTTGGATAAGACATGCCAACGAACTTCTACTTTCAATCTGGTAATACATCTGGAACCACAAACGAACAACGTTTGGTGGAGGATCTTGTCATTGAAAGTTTGAAGATCTACGGTCATGATGTTTTTTATCTTCCAAAGCAAACTGGTAATCTGGACGGTATCCTAGGCGAAGATGCGCTTCAGTATTTTGATCAAGCATATCCTCTCGAAATGTATCTTGAGAATGTTCAAGGGTTTGAGGGCGAAGGCGAACTGTTCACGAAGTTCGGATTTGAATTTAGATCTTCAGCAACCTTCGTGGTCGCTAAGAGGCGTTGGGAAGAGGGTGTTGCTCAGAATGCGACACTAGAATTACCAGGAAGACCAGCAGAAGGCGATCTACTTTACTTCTCGAAAACCAAAACATTTTTCGTGATCAAGTATGTTGACTTCTTAAATCCGTTCTATCAACTCGGCAAGATTTACACATACAAACTGCAATGTGATGTCTTCGAATTCAGTTCGGAAAGAATTGATACTGGTATTGAAGAAATTGATTCTCTCGCAGACAAGTCAAGTCAAGATGTTTACGGATTCCAACTACTTCAACAGTCAGGTGATTTTCTTCTAAACTCTAGCGATGATTCAATTATCCTCGAGATATATGCAACTGCAGACACAGATCCACAATCAGATAATGATGAATTCGAGGAAGAAGCAGAAGGTATTCTAGACTTCAGCGCATTCAATCCATTCGGTGAGGTACAGAAAAGAGCATAATGTTTTTACGTCAACACTTTTATCATCAACACATCAGAAAAGCAATTATTGCTTTCGGCACAATCTTCAATCAGATTTCTGTTAAGAGATACAATTCTGATCAAGAAGTCGTGCAATCTGTCCGTGTTCCATTAGCATATTCACCAAAGAATAAGTTTCTCGCTCGTATTGCAGAAGTCCCAACAACTACTACACAGTCTACTGCAATCATACTCCCGCGAATGGGATTTGAGATTACGGGATTACAATATAATCCTGCGAGAAAGATTAACTTACTCACTAAGAACGTGGCAATCGGGCAGGGTGATGACCCTAACATGCTTCGAACTCAATTCACAAGCACACCATACGACATGAATATTTCACTGTATGCAATGGCAAAGAATCAGGATGATGGGTTGCAGATTATTGAGCAAATAATTCCGTTCTTCAATCCTGACTTCTGTGTTACCATAACTGACATTCCCGCAATGGGAATCAAAAGAGATCTTCAGATAGTTCTTGATTCTATCAATTATGAAGATGATTATGCTGGTGATTACATGCAAAGACGTTCGATTGTTTGGACGCTAAACTTTACGCTTGGATTAAACCTATATGGTCCAGTCGAAGAGCAAGGAATTATCAGAAAAGCAATTGCGAATACATATACGGATATTGAAAAACCTACGTATGAGCAAAAATATCAAGTAACAACAAATCCAGGTACTGCTGCAGTAACTGATGACTGGGATTATGTGGAGCAATTCGATGAATTTTTCGAACAAGGGTAACTATCAAGATCTTGACGATCTTTTTGGAACTGAAACAACAAAGATCCCAGAACCAGTTGAAGTAATTGAAGTGGAAACTCTTCCGGCAACTACGACTGCATCTGCAGTTCCAGCAGTCATCGAATCCACTGGTAATGACATTGAAGATGATTATAATGTTGCTCGCAATAAACTAAATGAATTGATTGACACAAGTCAACGAGCATTAGAAGGTATGTTAAACGTTGCGCTTGCAAGTGACAGTCCTCGTGCCTATGAAGTCGTCGGACAACTGATCAAGACAACTGGTGATACTGCTAAAGATCTTATGGATCTTCAGGCGAGAAAGAAAAAGGTTCTTCAAGATGATAGCAAAAAGTCTCAGCAAATAGATACGCAGAATAATATCATCTTTTCTGGGAGCACCCAAGATTTACTCAAGGCATTGAAAGCAGAGAAAGCAAAAGTTATAGAACATGATAGTTGAGGAATCCTCGTATCACGGTAATATTAATTTAAAACCGATTGGATACAAACATAATTTTACTCCGGAGCAATTGACAGAACTCGCTTTGTGCGAGGAGGATCCAATTTACTTCATTGAAAATTATTGTATGATTGTTTCGCTCGACGAAGGTCTCATTCCATTCAAATTGTATGAGTGTCAGAAGCGCAAAGTCCATCATATCCTAGACAATCGTAAAGCGATTCTTATGGAAGGTCGTCAGCAGGGTAAGACTATCACATCTGCTGCGTGTATCCTGTGGTATACGCTGTTTCAGGATGCAAAAACAGTTGCTATCCTTGCGAACAAGACTTCTGCTGCTCGCGAAGTCATGAATCGTTACCAAGGTATGTTTGAGAACTTACCTCTCTGGATGCAGCAGGGTGTTAAGACTTGGAACAAGGGTGACGTAGAACTAGAAAACGGTTCAAAGGTATTTACTGCTGCTACGACTGCCTCTGGTATTCGTGGTAAATCAGTTAACTGGTTGTATATCGACGAAGCAGCGATTATTCCAAACACCGTTGCTGAACAGTTCTTCGCCTCAGTTTATCCTACAATTTCTGCTGGTCAAACAACCAAGATTCTTCTGACCTCAACACCTCTGGGGTACAATCACTTCTGGAAATTCTGGAACGAAGCAGAAAAAGGTGTCAATGGATTTGAACCAATGTTCATTCCATACACTGAGATTCCAGGACGTGATGATGCATGGGCAGAAGAACAACTCAAGATGCTCGGCGAGTTGAAATTCAACCAAGAAGTTCTCTGTAATTTCCTTGGTTCGAGTAACACTCTTGTGAACGCACAAACACTTGGAGCGATGAGTTCTATTGACCCTATATACATGAAGGATGGTCTAGATATCTTCGAAGATCCAACCCCAGAACACGTGTATGTTATGGGTGTTGATACTGCAAGAGGTATTGGTGGTGACTATTCTGCATTTACAGTAATTGATGCGACAACTGTTCCTTACAAACTAGTCGCCAAATACCGAAACAATAAAATACCACCGATGTTATATCCTAATATTATAAACAAAGTGGCAAGGGATTTTAATAATGCATATGTAATGATTGAAATTAACGATATCGGTCAACAAGTCGCCGATATTTTACATGCAGAATTAGAATATGATAATATTTTAACAACATCTAAAGATACAAATAAACAATATCTTTCTCCAGGATTTGGTAGAGCAACCCAAATGGGTGTTCGAATGACTAAGCAAGTTAAAAGGCAAGGTTGTTTCACACTCAAGTCTCTGATGGAAGAAAAGAAGTTACTTATTTTTGATGCAGATACCATCTCAGAGTTCTCTACCTTTATCGAAAAGATGGGAACTTGGATGGCAGACGAAGGTTATTTTGATGACTTGGTGATGAGTTTAGTTATGTTTGCATGGGTAACCAGCAATACATATTTCACAGATCTGACAGACATTGACATTAGAAAAAAGTTATATGATGGTCAGATGAAACAGATAGAAGAAGAACTGACACCATTTGGTATAATAATGAATGGCACTGAAGAAGAAGTTTTTGTTGATGGTGGAGACCTATGGTCTGTTGATACTACACCAACCAAGCGTGGATGGATGTAAAGTAGACATATTATAAATAAGTTTATAACAAAAAAGACAGTGGTTTTTGTCAGTTTTATTACACAAGGAGAAGAAAATGGCATTTCAATTATCGCCAGGAGTCCTAGTTACTGAAAAGGATCTAACAAACGTCGTACCAGCAGTGTCAAGTTCTGCTGGTGGATACGTTGGTTACTTCCTCTGGGGTCCTGTAAACGAAATTCAAACAGTTTCGTCAGAAAACCAACTCGTCCGCGAGTTTGGTAAACCAACAAGCACAACTACAGTACACTTCCACACTGCTGCTAACTTTCTTGGTTACGGCAACAACCTGCAATTAGTTCGTGCAGTTGGTTCGGCAGCAAGAAACGCTGTTGCTACAGGCACAGCAGTTGCAATTAATAACCAAGATGTTTATGATGCATCATATGCTGCAGGAGAAGCATCAGTAGGAACTTGGGCTGCTAAGTATCCAGGTGCTGCTGGTAACTCACTAAAAGTTGGTATCGCAGACGCAGCAACATTCGGTGAATGGTCGTATGTTGCACAGTTTGATGCTGCTCCAGGAACCTCAGAATATGCAGCTGGTTTCAATACAACTGGTGACGAACTCCACGTAATCGTTGTTGATGAAGACGGCTTTTTTACTGGTACTGCTGGCACTGTTCTAGAAAAATTCCCATTCGTTTCTAAGGCATCGGATGCTAAGAATTCTGATGGGTCATCAAAATACTATAAGAACGTAATTAATACACAATCAAAATACATTTGGTGGATGGATCATCCAGCGTCTATGACTGATTGGGGATCGACAGCAGCAGGCGCAGGCGCATCATTTGTCGGTCTTAGTGCACCAGAAAACGTTTCTCTTTCAGCCGGTGTTGATGCTGCTCCTTCTTCTGGCGATCTTCAAA